AAGAAATGGCGTCCGTTACCGCGTTTAACGACATGATGAGTCAATTTCTTGTGGAATTGCACAAGACTTTTCCAGATGAAAAGGGCATCAAGAAGATGTTAACTTCTTTTGATTTACTCAAGAGTACAAACCCCCGCCTCGTTGTAGATGCCTTCATGAAAGGTGTAACCCCTTATGCTGATAAGATTTCCGCAAAGGATGAGACCTTCCTACTTACGGAGATTGAGAATATCGATTTCCTAAAGGACCTGAACATTAAGGGGTATTGGGAACGCATGACTGCAAACACACGTGACGTGACGTGGCAGTATCTACAGACATTGTACATGCTTGGTACCACAATTACTTCTATTCCAGAAGACACACTTTCTATGATTGAAGGTATCGCCAAGGAATGTGCTGACAAGATGCAGGATGGAGAAGGTGGTATTGACCAGGATGCGTTGATGAAGATGATGGGTGGAATGCTTGGTGGTCTCCCAAAAAAATAAACCTTCACCTATACTAAATGAAGACTTGGTTTGACGATCCCGAAGAACTTTTGAACGTTGAGAAGGTGTCTGAATTTTGGCCAACAGGTGAGCAAACCCCAGAAGATAGAGTAAACGCCACCTCTCGGTTTGTGATTTATACAACATGTATTCTCTACCTCACCCGCCGTGACCCAAGAGTATTTGTCCTAGGGGCGACGGTACTCTCAGTGGTATATGTTCTTTACAGGTCTAAGATGGTCAAGGAAGGATACGGTATGAAGACTGTGTGTGGTCAGAAGTGTCAAAAGCCCAGTCAAGACAACCCAATGGGGAACGTTCTCATTTCGGATTACACGGATGCACCAAATCGACTAGAGGCGTGCTACTATGCCACCGTGAAACCTAATGCGGGTGCGACCGTTTCCTACGATTCCGGACGTTCTAGATCCCCTCTACCCAAATATCAGCGTAATGGTCTCGCTCGTCAATTTGTTTCGAACCCCGTTACGAATATTCCAGGCGATCAAACTGCGTTTGCAGAATGGTTGTATGGTCCAAAAAATGGACCCATGTGTAAAAGTAATACACGTTTGTGCGACCCCAATATGAGGGGGGTCCAATTGGAGGCCTTCGCTGGTATTGGTGGTGATGGGGATATCAGAGGTCCCCGTGGCGGAACCTATAGTTAGATTAATATTCTTGTGTAATAATAAATGGCGTATCAGCTCCAACCTGGTCTTTCCATAGTTCAAAATACCGGTGCCATCGCCCCAGTGAAGGCGACTGATGAGGTTTTTGTGTATCCTCAGCCCAGTACACTCAATGGTGATGGGGGTCGACCCAATACAATGTTGTATGGAACTGCCCCATACAGAGCGGGTAAGGGTTCCCCAGCACAGTACATAGATACCAGTGATCAACTCCGTCCCCAAAGTACATCCCGATTTAACAAAAACATTGTTCAGACCTACGAGCGTAGACTATTCCCACTTACCAACATGGAGTGCAAGGTTCCACTCCGAACCATGGGGTACGAACCATCGAGTACTCGAGCCGATGTCCAAAATGGTCTCTTTCAGCAAAGGTACGTTAATAAAAATATTAACAAGAAGTAAGAATGGCTGATCCCATATCGCTCATGGCTGTAGCAGGTCTTGTGTACGCTGGTAGAAACTTGAGTAGAACTACTAAGTCTGAAGTCCCACAGGCGGAGGCCGAAATTGAATCTGTTCCTAAACCAGAAATAGATGTAGAATTTAAGGAAAATGACTTTTTGACCCGAACGGGTATTCCACATAAGAGGGAAATGAACTCGTTCGCTGACATATCGATACAACAACGGACAGGTGGTCAGGAAATTCTTGACATGAGGAATCGTATGTATGACCATGGGCGAATGAACAATCTCTCCCCCGTGGAGAAGCAGCTTGTTGGTCCAGGTCTAGGTGTTGACGCAAATGTCCCAGCGACGGGTGGATATCAACAAATGTTAAGGGTGAACCCCGTAAATGTGGGTGAGTATAGGCTTACAACTTTACCCGGTCGTTCGGGTCCAGCTGCGGATACCACTGGTGGTCGTTCCGCCGTTGTTGGTCAGTTGACCCACAATAAACCAGAGACCACGGCTCATCTCCCAACCCGTTTACCTGCGATGCCTGGGCGTGCACAGGGTATGTCTGGTGTTGTTCCGAGAAACGAGCATGAGAAAACCAAACGAACCACAAACCGTTCAGAGACAGGTCTCCGTACAGACGGGCTAGGATTTAATGGTGCTAAACGTTTCGTTCCCGCTCAAACTATGTCCCAGGACCCCACCCGTTTCCGAAATGACCGCAATGATGAGCAATATATTTATAATAATCAACCAGCCCCCGGTGTTTCCAACTTCAGGGGTGCTTACACCAACACGGCGGCGGCGAAGGTTGCATCAGCGCGTTCCAATGAGGAACTCATGAAGTATGGTTTCCGTCCAGAAGATCGTCGCGGTAAAGCCAACCGGATGGGTAACGCTGGTCGCATGAATGTCCGTGAGAGTGCTCTCAAACAGGGTGGGCGTCTCACTACAGTTCGCAGTGATACATCTCGGGTGGATGGTCGTATGAATGCGGCGAATGGTGGGTGGACCCAAACATACCAACAGAAGCCCTTCCACCAGTTCAACTCCTACAAGGGTTACGCGAATCCCAATACATCTTCCCTAGACATTGCGAAGAGGCAGCTCCAGAACAACCCCCTCGCCCATTCTCTTTCCCATTAGTTTAAACGGTTACTGAAAAAAACAGTCATTAAAATATTATCCCTATATTTTAATGAAGGTCCATACCTTATATATAGATAGTAATGAAAGGGATACAGTTGTATACCCGAACCCTAATAACTATGTGATTAATCTCGAAAATCCAATTTATGATGTGTCTGAAATTAGACTTGTATCTGCTCGTATACCCACACCCCAAACTACACCTATTAGACCCAAATCCCTCATTTTAAGACTATCTTCTGGTTCAGATGAATTTAATCAAAGTGTATATGTGTCAACGCCACACTACACTGGACAAATTCTCTTAAACGACACAACTGCCATAACCTTTAACGGCTCTGATGATCCATTAGTACATCGGTTTCACTCTGGTTCACAAAAAATAATTAAAGATCTTCAATTTGAATTCCTCTATATGAACAACGGAAATCTTGAATCATATAATTTTGGTTCTCAGGAACATATATTAAAATTTGAAATACAGTGTTCAACTGATAAACTGGAAGGTACTGCTAAATTACCTGTACCTGAGGTGGAAAAGAAGGAGGTTACACACATAAGCGTTCCCACAATTGAGACTGCTTATGAATGGAAAGAGTATATTTATATTTTGATTATCGTCTTGGTAGGTACCCTCGTACTTACCCTGATGAAACGAAAACCCAATTAGCGGGTGACCGCGAAGACTGGCTGCGCTGGCTTCGAGACGCGAGTCGAAACCATCGAGACAACCTTGTAAACAATCACCGAAAGGAGAGTGGTGAAGAGGGCGGTGAGGGCGTACTGGGAACCACCGTTCTTGGGGACCTTCACGACCTGGGTGATGACCCACCGAACGAAGTCCATCCAGGACATCGCCGCGGCGAAGGAGAAACCCGCGACCACGGAGTTGAGGGACTGAGTCTCAAGCTCAGCCGCGACGAGGGTGACAGTGTCCATAGCGGTATCGATAACGCCAGCCATTGTGTAAGTTTTATACTATAGTTGAGGAAAATTATTCTGGAAGTAAGTCCTCCTTTTCCAATTTTTTGTACTTTGTTTTCCTGAGTGTTTTTGTTTTCGTGAACATCGGTTCATCATCCGAAGAATCACTAGAGCTTGTATCCAGATCACAAGATTGTAGTTTATCACCCAAAAATGTCCATGAATCAGGCTCCCATGTGCTCATTACTATTAAGAGCATTTTTTAACATCTGTTCTGCCGGACTCTGGGGTTCCCAGCTGTGCCAACGATCATAGGCTTCATTCATTTGGATAAATTTGGGGTCACCCCCCGAGTACCTAACAAAGGTGGGGCATTCGCCTTCTGCAACTTCTTCAATCTCATCTTCTTCATCAGATTCCTCATCATCGTACACCTCTGGGAAGATGGAGCCAATCGTCTGACCGACTGTATTCATAGCACAATACTTGGATGCATATTCCATGTCTTCTGGAAGAATTACATCTCTTCCACAAGCCTTGCAATATTCAGCGGCCAAAATCATACTGTTTTCCATAACGGGCATCATGATGTCAATCATCGTGTTCATGTAGTTGGTGGCTTGGGTATCCCCCGCATCACCGAAACCAGTTTGCATGTTCATCTTTAGTGTTTAGTATCAAAAAGAGTTTGTGCAATTCCCTCGTGTACTCTAAGAACGTTATAGCTCTCGGCGTAGACACGAAATTGTCTGCTAAAATCGGGGCACGATGTCAGACTTAGGTTTACAATTTGCTCATTTACGAGACTGAAATTTACCTGCCCCGTTGGGTACCATTCTTCTGGCTGAAGTGCGAAACTGTAGGAATAGAATCGCCTAATAAGTTGGGTCTTTGAATGATGAATGGCTGCCTGAATGGCCTTTAGGAATATCACACTCCCAGTATCCTTGGTAATGATGTCCTGACCATCCAAACTGAGTGTCAGGTGGTCAAGGTTTTCGTAAAGTATGTACCTACCATCTTGTATATCAGAGGTATTGTCATAGTCGAAGGGTGTTACAAAATTACCAGCCGTGGTACCATCACCCGTGGTTCCCGTACGTTGAATGATAAAGTACAGCTCCTTCACTGGATTTACAAAATCTAGTTTGAATTTACCTGTATTTACACCCACATCTACATTAAATATATCCCGTTGAATTTGGGTTATGAGGTAGTCCTTCCTCGTGTTCTGAAGTAAAAATCTTTCTTCACAATCCAAAAATATAACATCCGCACACAAGTTAAAATCCTTTATTTCAATATCCTGTGATAAAGATA